TAGAATTAAAAGAATTACGATCTGATGTTTTGGCTGAACTAGAAACAATGCAAAATACAGCAGAAGCAGAAGACAATCGTGATTTAACAGAGGAGGAAAATACAACTGTTGATGCGTTATTGGCAAAGGCAGATGGTTATTCCACCAAAATTGAAAGAGCTGAAAAGATCGAAAAATCATTAAGAGAATCAGCTAAACTAAGTGGCACAGTTGTTAAAAATTCTAAAGAAGATGTTTCTAAATATTCCTTCTTTAAGCACATAAGAGGTGTACTTGGTGGAAATTTAGATGGTATTGAAGCAGAAGTACAACAAGAAGCAACTACTGAAGCCAGAGGATTTGGCAAATCCATTAATGGAATTGGCATACCATCTTCAATGATGGAAAAAAGAGCCGATGTTACAAGTAATATTGCAGGGACTTCTGTTGAAGCGTATGTAGGAGCATTGAGAGAAGAATCAGTTTACGATAGAGCAGGTTGTACTATCTTAACAGGTTTAATGTCAGATGCAAGAATACCCGTTACAGGAGCACAAACAGTTGCGTGGGCATCAGCAGAAAATTCAACAGCAGCAGATGGCGGTACTGCTTTTAGTAGTGTTACATTATCACCAAGTAGAATTACATCACAAGTGCATGTATCGAAAGAATTACTTGCACAAAATGGGGGATCAGCAGAATCAGCTGTAATGAGTGATTTAGGAAAAGCAACTGCACAAGCATTAGATGCAGCGATTTTTGGCACAACAACAGTTTCAAATGCACCTACTTCATTAGGAGCAACATCAAATATAAATACTTTTACAGAAGCATCTACTTTTGTAAGTGGATCAAGTGTTTTGTCTGATTTAGTTGAAGCAGAAGCAACAAATGCAGTAGCACAAGGAATGCAAGGAACTTTAGCTTATGTATGTTCACCAGAATTATTGGCTCAGTTGAAAATTTCTGCACAAGTTGCAAGTGTTACACCTGCAATGAGTGGAATGAATTACAATCAACAAATGATTAATGGCTATCCTATTCACTTTACAAACGGATGTACAAAAAGTGCAGGTACAAGTGGCGATGGTTATTTTGGAGCATGGAATAATTTATATGTGGGGTTCTTTTCTGGAATTGACATTATTGTGGACCCTTATACCAATGCGGCAGATGCTCAAATTCGATTAGTGTTGAATAATTTAGTAGATTTCCAAGTTGCACAACCTGGAGCATTTACTACATTTACAAGTTTGACAGCATAATAGTTAGGAATTAATAATTTAAAGGGTGGTGGAATGACTGCCACCCTTTTTTTTAAAATTAAAGATATGGCAAGGAGTTATGCAGTAGACACAGCTGCTACAACAGCAATATTAACAACCGCTGAGGCTAAGACACATTTAAAGGTAGATACAAGTGCAGATGATACTTACATAGATAATCTTGTAAGTGCAGCAACGGAATCTGCTCAAATATTTACCAATAGATATTTTATAAATACTACTTTAAATCAATTTGGAGATACTTGGAGTGATTTAGCCACTTTGTTTAAAAGCCCTGTAAGTAGTGTAACGCATGTAAAATACTATGATAGTGATAATACTCAGCAAACTTTAGCCACCTCTGTTTATCAAAAAGATTTAGAGCATCAGCCAGCAAGAATAGGATTAAAGCCTAATCAATCATTCCCAAGTTTAGCGGATAGATTAAATGCAGTAGAGTGCCAATATGTAGTAGGATATGGAAGTGCAGCATCTGATGTACCAGAAGGAATAAGAGAAGCGGTACTTTTAACTATTGGAAATCTCTACGAGAATCGCCAAGAGGTAGTCGTAGGGCGAATAGCCACAGAGTTACCAAAATCTGCTCAATATTTATTAGAGCAATTTAAAGTGCAAACAGTATGTTAATAGGCGAACTTGATAGAAGAGTAACGATTGAACAACCAGTAGTAGAGTTAAATGATTATGGGGAAACACAAATTGATTCATGGATAACAACAAGAGAAGTCTGGTCAAAGGTAGAGTGGAAAAACGGAACAGAAGGAGAGGACGCTGATAAAATTACAGCAACTACATTTGTTACTTTTTATATTCGTAATTTAGATTTAGATAATTTTTTGAATGGCAATACAGCGGCAACAATGGAGCATAGGATTGCTTTTGCTCCACAAAGTGTAACGAAATATTATTATTTTGAAACACTTGAGCAAATTGAAGGTAGAGAAAGTTTTTTAAAAATAACAACAAAGGAAAAGAATTAATGGCTACAGGACAAATAAAATTACAAGGGGCAAAGGAGATTGAGCAAATGTTTGGAGATTTACCAAAACAGATAAAACAATATAATCTATGGAAAGCTCTTTGGAGAAAAATAGGAAAGCCAGCCGAATCAAAAGCCAAAAGTTTAGCTCCAAAATTGGGAGATAGTAAAAAATCAAGCCCATTAACAGTAGTAAGAGGAGTTGTTTATCCTCCAAATCATAGTAAAAGAATTGCTAAAGGAACATTAAAAAAGAGTATTGGATTCTTTACAACAAGAGATAGCAAAAACCATTTAGGGATTTACTTAGGACCAAAAGTAAAAGGTAAATTCAAAAAAAATAAAGGTGGATATTATGGAGCTTGGCTTGAATATGGGAACGAAGTTATGCATTTTGGAAAATATAAAAGTAGGGCTACAAAATTTATGGAGCCTGCTTGGAATCAAAACAAAGTAAAAATGACATCAAACGCATTTAAAGAAGCTACAAAGATAGCAGCAAGTGCGATTAAAAGACATGAAAAGAGAATGAAGAAATACGGAACTTTAGGATATTAAAATGTTAGTAGGAAAAGCAATATATAGTATTTTAAGTGATGATGCTCCTGTTGGAGCTTTAATAGCGAATAGGATTTATCCTAATGTAGCAACAAGGAGAGCTACATTTCCATTTGCTGTTTATCAGGTAACAGGAGACTCGCCAACAGATACAAAGGATGGGGTAAGCCCTTTGGATGAGAATGCTATCTTAATAATGTGTTTTAGCAAAACATATAGTGAGGCATCTGATATTGCAGATGCTGTTAGGACAGCTTTAGATAGAGTAAATGGGACTTACGAAGGGGTAGTAGTGCAAGGCATCCAATATTTGAGTTATAACGAGGATTTTGATGTAAAGGATGCTGATGATGGAATTTATGTAAAATCCTTAAATTTTAGAGTAAGATTAATAAATAATTAAATTATGAGATATAAATTAATAAAAGATTGGGAAAGCAAAAGACATGGCAAAATTATTACCAAAGGAACTTATGTAATAATTACCAGAAAATCCGAGTTAGAAGAACTTATAGAGGGAGAACATATTAATGCTCCCAAAAAAGAAAAGAAAAAAACTAAAAAAATAAAAGAAGATGGCGGAACTAACACTACAACAGATAACTGAATCAGGAGATCAGGTTGATTATGCAAATGCAGGGGAGGCAGGGGATACAGTTGATAATGCAGGAAGTACCTTTTTACATATTAAAAATGATGGTGGTGAAACAATTACAGTGACTATTGCAGCCGAGACAACCAGTGTGCCTAACAGTATTTATGGGAGTTTAACAAAAGCAAATGCGAGTATAGCAGTAGAGGCTGCTAGAGAAGCGGTTATTGGTCCTTTTAAAGTTTCAGCTTTTAATAATTCAGATGACGAAATTGAAATTACCTATACCGCTGTAACGAGTGTGACTATTGCAGCATTTTACATAAACGCAAGTCAATTATAAATAAAATTAATTAATTAAATAAATAGAAAAATGGCAAATTTAACAACAGCTTTAAACGGAACGGACATAAAAATTATGGATGCTTCGCAAAATATTCTTGTTGCTTATGCTCAGAGTGGCACATTAAATGTTAATATGAGCACGAGAGATATCAGCAATAAGGAATGTTCTGGGTGGGCAGAGAATATGGAGGGACAAAGAAATTGGGATATAAGCGTAGATGGTGCTTATGCATGGACTGATGTTTCAGCATCAGCATTAACTAATGGAGCAGATGATATACTCAATTCATACATAATTACAAGAGCTCAAGTGACAGTACAATTTGGAACTGACAGCACAAGCACAGGAGATACTTATTATGAAGGAAAGGGATGGCTCACAGCATTTAGTGTTTCAGCACCAACAGAGGATACTGCAACTTATTCTATTTCCATAACTGGATCTGGAGCATTAGCTCAAAATGTATCATAAATAACCTAATACTCAATCCCATTCGCATCCTTTTTTTCAGGTGGGTTGCGTTTGGGTGCGAGTATCTTAAAACTTGAAAAAAATGAATTATACTTTTGTAGAATTAAACGAAAAAAAATATCCTATTAAATTTGGATTTAATGCTCTTAGAAAATATTCAATGCAAACAGGAACATCATTAGCAGATTTAAACAACATAGGAGATAAGATGAGTTTAAATGATGCTTTAATTTTGATCCATTGTGGAATTGAAGATGGTCATAGAGCAGCTAAACAAGAATGTACACTATCGCTAGATGCATTAGCAGATAGTATGGATGGAGATATGGAGGGAATTGCAAGATGTATGAAAATATTAGCTGAAATGATGGGGGATAAAGGAGGAAAAAAGCAAAAGCCCAAGCGAGCAAAAAGCTAACTTGGGATAAAATTGAAGGGATTGCTTTTGGGCAAATGGGAATGAGTGTTGAGGAGTTTTATGATATGATTCCAAAACACTTTTTTAATAAGTTAGATGGATTTTTTGAATTGGAACAATTAAGAGATCGAAGTGCATGGGAAAGAATAAGATGGCAAACTTGTTATTTATTAAACATTCAACTCCCAAGAGGGAAACAATTAAAATTAAAGGATTTAATCCATTTTGCGTGGGAAAAGGATGATAAAAAATCTAAAATAGATTATAAAAAATTAAAAGCGAGAGCTGAATATATAAAAAAGTTAGAAGAACATGGCAAGTAGTAAAAGTATAGGTTTATTAAATATAGTT